AAGCAGGTAAAAGATTAATATTTGAAAGTTTTAGTGATTATCCAGATGCAGTAAAAAACAATGCAAAGAGAGGTATTGAATTAAACAAAAAAGTAAATAACAAATGTGCAACTGATGTGGGCAAAATAAGAGCGCAACAATTAGCACAGGGCAAAGCAATTAGCGAACAAACAGTATCTCGTATGTATTCTTTCTTGTCAAGAGCAGAAGAGTATTACAAACCGGAGGACAAAGAAGCCTGCGGTACAATATCATATTTACTCTGGGGTGGTCTTGCAGGTAAAAGATATGCAGAGAAAAAACTAAAAGAGTTAGGCAAGTTAGAACTATATAGTGAAAAGGTCAATGATGACTTTGCAATAATTAATGATAGGCTCGGTTATGCTACAAAAGAAATGGCAGAAAAAATTGCTAAAGATATTGGATGTGATGGCATACATACCCACGAGTATATGGATCAAACTTGGTATATGCCCTGCGAGAAACACGCACTAAACACAAGTCTTTACAGCGAAAAGATAAACGATGATTTTGCTATTATAAACGACAGATTAGGATATTCGACTAGGGGAATGGCTGAAAAGATAGCAAAGGATATAGGTTGTGATGGAATACATACTCACGAGTTTGAAGATATGACTTGGTATATGCCTTGTAAACAACACGCACTTACAGAAGAACAATTCCAAAAGTACAAATGTCCTAAAGGATATAGAAAAGACTATCAAAAGCATAAGTGTGTAAAGAAAGATAGTTACGCAAAAGTTGGTAAAAGAGGTGCAATAGTTAAAAGCCCTAAAGCCCCAAAATCAGACACCCCAAATCCAAACCCTAAAGGTAAAGGAAGTGCAGGTGGTAGTGCAAAGGGCAAGACAGGCGCAAAAGTAAGTGCAAGAGACAGAAAAACTTTACAAAAAAAATCAGATGACTTCAATAAAAGATATAAAAAAAAGTTAGGATATGGCGTTACTGTTGGGCAACTTTCTAGCGTGTATCAAAGAGGACTTGGAGCATTTAATGTGAGCAGTAGTCCACGAGTGTCCAATCCTTCTCAATGGGCATTTGCAAGAGTGAACGCATTTTTATATTTAGTAAAGAACGGCAGACCACAAAATCCTAAATACACAGGTGATTTTGATTTATTACCAAAAGGACATCCAAAAAGTAAGAAAAAATGAAACTACCAAGTTACACAAGTCCAAAAGGTGGTAGGAGAGCCTGTCTTTGCGAAGATGGTCTTACTTACAAAATAGAGTGTTGTACTGGAGAATTACACGCACAGGGCATTGGTGCGTTAAAAGGTGGTAGTAATGCCAGTATAAATGGCGTATCACGTACAGGATAAAAATGCAAAATAAATTTTAAAAAGCGATATATAGTTATGAAAGCGACAGAAGTATTAAAACAAGTGAAAAACATTCTTGGAGTTGAGTTATCTGATATTCAATTAGCAGAACTTAAATTAGAGAATGGAACTGTTTTGGAAGCGGAAGTTTTCGAATCAGGCAAAGAAGTTTTTATTAAAACGGAAGATGAAAAAGTTGCTCTACCTGTAGGAGAGTACGAACTTGAAGACGCTAGAGTTCTTGTTGTTGAGGAAGAGGGAATGATTAAAGAAATCAAAGCCCAAGATGAAGAAGAAAAGGAAGATGAAAAAGAAGATGACAAAGAGGAAATGAGATACGTAACAAGAGAGGAATTTCGTAAGGAAATGGATGAATTAAAAGATATGGTTGAAAAAATGATGAAGCCAGAAGATAAAGAAAAAATGTCATCCCAGATCCAAGAAGAAGTATCTTTAGCAGTTACAGAGGTTTTAAATAGCGAAGCACAAGAAAAAGAGGCTCTTAAAGAAGAGTTATCTCAACCTGCTGCCGAGCCACTTAAACATAGTCCTGAACAAGAAAAGACTAGTAGAGGATTCAAGTTTGCACAAAACAGAAGGATGTCTACATTAGATAGAGTAATGGAACAAATAACAAATAAATAAATATAAATAATTATGGCAGTTTTAACACACGTTAATAATGATGTTGTAAGAATAAAAAATGATGTTGATGCAGTATCAGCACAAGTTACTCTTACATCAGCAGACAGCGGTAAATGGTACGAACTTGCTGCATCAGCAGGAGTTACAGTAACATTACCAGCAGTAGAATCTGGACTTAATTTTAGATTTGTTGTAGCAAACGCATTTGATACATCAAATTATATAATTGACAGTGCAGAAGGAGATAATATAGATGGGATTTTAGTAGTAAATGGTGCATCTGTAGCGGCTTCAGGAGAAGACCAAATTAACTTTGTAGCATCAGCAGAATCAGTTGGCGATTTTATCGACATCTGGTCAGATGGTAACAAATGGTATGTATGGGGAATCGGAAACAGCGCAGGCTCAATTACAGCTACTGATCCAAGTTAATAAATAAATAAATAAATAAAAGAGATATGGCTACTACAACAAGTATAACAACCACATACGCAGGAGAGTTCGCAGGTGAATATATCGCAGCAGCTCTATTGAGTGGGGTTACATTATCACAGGGTGGTGTTAGTATTAAACCTAACATCAAATTCAAAGAGGTTATCAAAAAATTAGCATTAGATAGTATTCTAAAAGATGCTAGTTGTGATTTTGATCCAACCTCAAACGTAACATTAACAGAAAGAATCTTACAACCAGAGGAGTTTCAAGTAAACTTACAACTTTGTAAAAAAGATTTCAGACAAGATTGGGAGAGTGCATCAATGGGCTTTAGTCAATATGACAATCTACCAAGAAAGTTTTCTGATTTCTTGATTGCTCAAGTTGCAGCAAAAGTTGCAGAAAAAGTAGAGCAAAACATTTGGTCAGGTGCTACTGCTAACGCAGGAGAATTTGATGGGTTTACTGCTCTATTGACAGCAGATAGTGATGTTGTTGATGTTTCTGGAACTACACTTACAGCAGCAAACATAGTTGCAGAATTAGGAAAAGTAGTAAATGCAATTCCAAGTGGAGTTTACAACAAAGAGGATTTAAAGATTTATATTCCTACAAGTGCAGCAAAGTTTTATATTCAAGCACAAGCAGCACTAGGTTATAGAGAACTTTATAACGTTGGTAAAACAGAAATGAACTTTCAAGGCATTCCATTATTTACAGCTCCAGGATTAGGTGCTGACAAAATGGTTGCAGCTGAATCTTCAAACCTATTCTTCGGAACTGGTCTATTAAACGACTGGCAAGAAGTTAAGTTGATTGATATGGCTGACATTGATGGATCACAAAACGTAAGAGTTGTCTTAAGAGGAAGTGCAGGAGTACAACACGGAATCGGATCAGATATTGTATTGTATTCTTAATATTGTTTAACATAAGAAAGGTAGGTGGGTTTGCGCCTACTTACCTTTTTTTATAAAATTTTAAATTATGGCTTTT